ACGGTTGGCAGACTACCTCCCCAGAATGGGAAGCCGGCAAGTATATCTGGTGCCGGACGAGGATTGCCTATTCTGATGGCGAAGTCAAATACAGACAAGCGGGGTGTATCAGTGGTGGGCAGGGAGCTGACGGCAAGGGCATCAGGTCCATTACCGAAGAATACTACCTTTCCTCTTCATCGGCCACCACAACCGGAGGCAGCTGGCAGACTACCTCTCCGGCATGGAAAAACGGATGGTATATCTGGACCCGGACAAGGATAGTTTTTACTGATGGTACATTCACTACAACGAACGCCATCTGTGTGACTGGCAGCAAGGGTGCAGACGGTACAAGCATTACCAATTGCGGTGACTGGCAGACCGGCAAGCATATACCTTACATGGGTATTACCAGGATGGCCGGACGTGTGTTCCTCTGTATTGCTCCTGGTGGTACCGACAATCCTCCGATGTGGACTCAGACGACCAATGAGGGGAGACGCATCCTGCAGACGCAGAACGGTGGAAAGAGCTACGGATATACCATTACCGGAGACTTGAATACGGCTGAATATGAGCTGCTGGTGGAGAACGGCCAGGACGGGCGTGACGGTAGGGATTATGAGTGGATATTCAAGCATACGACAGAGAATATCGCTCCGGCAACCCCTGCCACCTCGCAGGTGGATGACTATGTTCCGTCCGGCTGGCACGATGACCCGATTGGTGTCAGCGAGAGCCTGCCATACGAGTGGGCTTGCTGCCGGACTAAGAAGGACGGTGTATGGAGTGCGTTTTCACCGGCAGCCATCTGGGCCAAGTGGGGCTTTGACGGCGAGTCGGCCATTGTAGCCGATTTCGACAACGAGATGGAGAGTGTGGCGTTGACATACGAGGGAAAGACTGTTTCGCAGTCCGTGCTCAATACAACCGTCGGCATGTGGTATGGTACGAAGAAACTACAGCTCAAGTCCATCTCATGCGTGACCCCTGCCGGTGTCACGGAGAGCTACAATGTCAATACGGGTGTGATAGCGTTTACCGTGGCTTCCGGTATCTCAATGCCTGCACGTTCAGAGGTCAGGATAACCGTTACGGCTACGGTACAGGATACGGACATAAGCCGTGAGCTGGTATTCACCATTGCCGGGGTGCGTGCCGGTAATCCGGGCAGTGATGCGGTGCTCTATAGACTGGTGCCTTCCGTATCTTCGGTAAGCAAGCGGAAGGACGGCACTTATAGTGTGGCAAGCGTGTCATGTACACGTACCAAGTCTGTAGGCGGTAGCACTTCCATCACGACGGATGGCGTACTGAAATACAGCAAGGACGGAGGCGCAGAGGTCGAGATACAGAACGGAACGGCTATTTCCCCGAAGAACTTCACGACGCAGCTGCAGTTCGTGTTCTACGTGGGTGGGCAGGTCGTGGACCGGGAAACTATCCCCATGGTCGTGGACGGTGCTGACGGTAAACCCGGTACGCCGGGTGGTGACGGCGAATCTGTCAAGGCTGGCGGTGAGTGGAGAACCGCTAATACTCCATACAAAAAGCTCACCATCTGCACGATGGGGAGTCGCTCCTGGCTCTCAAAGGTTGACACTTCGAATCCACCTCTATGGACTCAGACAACTCATGACGGGAGGCGAATCACTCAGACCCAGAACGGCGGCAAGTCCTACGGTTATATTATTACCGAAGAAGTGAACACCGACGAATGGGAACAACTGACATCAGACGGCGGCATGGTCTATCTCATCAGTACATGCAGCAATATACGGGTGAGCAATGCCGGTTCGCTTGTTCCTTCAGCTTTCCGCGTCTATGCCAAGCGGACGCTCGGCAGCGCCACATTGACTTATCCGGACGGATATCTGGCAGCGAGAGGCTACAGCAACGGGATATGGAGCGCCATCGCAGGGCCTTCGAGGGCTTCCGAGATTACGGTCAACGCTTCGGCTGGGTATTCCACTTTCTCGGTTCGCTGTTATCAGAGCCAGGCGGACGCTTCGGCATGGAATGACAGTTTCATTGCGGAGATATCAGTGGGTGTCAGCTATGACGGAGCAAGCGGACGAGACGCCAGCGAGCCGCGTCCGAGAGGTTTTTTCGCCAAAGGCAACACGTATGTCTGGAATGAGGAGTTCCATGATATTGTACTGGCCACGTTTAACAATCGCACCATCCCGTTTCGGGTACGGGCTTACGGTACGTCGGTCACTGTCGCACCTACCTCGATAGACGGTGATGCTAATTGGGAGGCGGCACAGCAGTATATGTTTGTGGCTATGGATATGGCTTTAATAAGAAAGATACGTGCCGATGAAATCTATGTGGATGATTTGGTGGTACAGAATGTACTGGCAAGAGATAAGAATGGAAATGTCACTTGTAGCATTGATGGTGAGACTGGAGAGGTGGATATTATCGGAAAAGTCAATGCCATTTCGGGTAAGATAGGCGGCTTTAAAATCTCCGGTACCAGTATTGTCACCGCTGAGGGCGCATACGATGGCGGTGCCGGAAACAACTCTTATTCCAATTCCAAGTTTTTCTTGCATGCGGATGGATATAGCTCTGCGTTCTTGGGTTTCAGTGCCACTAACAAATGGGTGGGCATCGGGCTGAACTGTATGCCTGCAACTTCCAATATGCAGGTATTGGGACGTTTTGAAGATACCGGCACATCATCCTATACCTATAACAAGGCAGGGCTGTACATCTCAATAGCAGGGGCTACAACCTATGATGATAGCAACATTCATGGCAATAGCGCACTCTATATCCCCAAAGGGCATATTACCGGATTCCGTAGAAGATTCAGAAGGGTTTCCACTTCCACGACATTGACCAATATGGACAGTATCGTGAGACTGGTGAATACCGCTGAAATAACGGTTACTCTTCCGGCAGGATGCGAGGATGGTCAAGAAATATGGTTGTGTTCTGGGAATGAGAAAAAGGTTAATGTGAGAGCTGCATCTGGAGATTCCATAACCGGTGATGGAGGCAGCTTCGCTACTAACCGGTGGCACATCTACATATATGATGCACACAATAGAGATTGGGTTTACGGATATACAAATTGAGACTGATTATGAAGAAGATTAATTTTGAAAGATTTGAGATTTACACTTCCATCAATCATAAGGAAGTGCTTGTGCAGGATTGCAGGGAAGGTTTCGCCAACATCATCTACCTGAACGGTAGTGGTGTGGCTTGCCATGCGCTGGCGATGAAGGTTTACAAGTCGGAAGGGGCAACGGAGTATTCTGACAAGGAGATTACCTTGATGAAGCAATTCGCGGAAAACTTCGGCAATCTGTCACTGCTTGATTCGTTCGACATGAATATAAAGGATAGTGCTACTAATGATTGATGATATGAAAGTATTTTATGAAAGCAAGTTAGCGAAATGGCTGCTGTGGCAGGGTTACAGCACCATCACATTGGGATGCTTCGTCTTTACGAAGAAAAGCAAGGAGGAGATGAAGCAGAGTACACTTAACCATGAGGCGATTCATGTGCGCCAATGGGAAGAAAGCCTTCTCGCATCGGCAATTATTCTGATGCTGATCATGTCCTTTATTGGCTTCAGCATTTGGGTACTTTTGTTGTGCCCGCTGTGGTTCTATCTCCAGTACGGAGTTGAATATGTGGTTTCACGCGTCTACCACTTCTTCAAGGGGCTGCGCGGCACTGATGGCAATGAGGTTGCATACGGCAACTCCGCGTTCGAGATGGAGGCATATTCGAACGAAATGGTCGACGGTTATCTTGATGTGAGAACTCCTTTTGAGTTCTTCAGATATTACGGAAAAATTTGATTTATAATTTACAAAACGAGACTAAAATTAAAATGTTAAATCGGGTAATATTTCCATCCGGAAATTATGCCCATTAAACGTACAAGGTATGGCAGGTAATGATATAGCAATGAACCAGTTCAAGGTTCTAACTGATGTGACGTATGTATATGGAGAGGCAAGTGATAGTAGCCAGGGTAAGATACGGAAGAGCGATTTGTTGAGTAAAATGTTTCAATATAGAGGAGACGTTTAGATCGGAAGAGCACACGTC